TCTTCTTCATGAACTTCTTCCTCATGAACTTCTTCTTCTTCATGAACTTCTTCCTCATGAACTTCTTCTTCATGAACTTCTTCTTCATGAACTTCTTCTTCGTGTGCTTCTTCTTCAGTATGCTCCTCATTTTCTTTGTGCTTATCTTCTTCCTCACGAGTATGTGTATGTGTATGTGTATGTGTATGTGTGTTTTGTTTTAAATAAAATTGTTCTAGTTCATTTGTATTTACTATATTATTATCATTTATTTTAGTATTTGATAATAATTCATTACTTGAAGGAATTTGTGTATCTTGTAAATATTCATGAAAATCATTTGCTTTGTGAAATTTACCCATTAATAAAGAGCGTTCTATAATTGTTGGATTTTCATGATTAGATGATGTAGCAACTAAATTAATATAAGTTGTTGGTATATATTCAATATAAGTGGATATAAAAGTTCTAGTAGTATCAATATAACTTTTAACAAAAATATTTTCATTTGTTGTTTCTTCTTTAGTAAATAAAAATTCAGTATTAATAATATAAATACCACCTTGTAAATTATTACCATTCATAGAAATTGCAACTAATTCATATGGATTTACTGGATTAAATGCAACATCTGTCCATCTTCTGGATGCATAACCCAATGGAACATTATACCATTTATTAACACTTACATTCAGACTATTTTTAGTAAGTTCACCAACATAGAAGCCAGAACCATTTTCATTTAAATTTTTAGTATATGTAACCATACCATTCTTCAATAATGCGACAAATTTTCTAGAAACTAGATTAGATTCGTTGCCGTTTTTATCTAAATTTCCTGAAATAATACCACGAATGCAATCTTCTGTATATTTTTTTTGAGAGATATTCTCACTACTTGTCAATGGATTCCAATGAAGATTTTCATTTGAATTAATATTATCTAACACACTACTATAAATTAATGCATCACTGCAATAATTCTTGTCATTAGATATTTTAAGGCAAGTAACTAATATATCATAATTAGTATGATTTTCAAATAAACTGCCTTCGCTAATAGAGATACTAGATAAAAGTCTTTCTCCAAAATTCTCTCTAGGATTAGTAACTCTACCAGAAATTATTTGTGCTGGTGCTGAAATATTAATCCAACTATGACCTCTATTTTTCGATAACACGAGTTGTCCTCGTCTATTATCTTGAATATGTTTTTGATATGGATTTGTAACAATTGCAATTATATATTTCTTATTAATACCAAAAATATTAATATCTTGTAAATTATGAAATTTATTTTTTTTATTAATAGGATTTGTATTTCTAGTGCTTTTATCAATAACATTAATAGAACTTTGCGACCATTTAATCTCACTATTAATATTATTAATATCAACATCTTCATCAGTTAAATAAATTAAATCATCTCCCCAAATACATACAATAGTCCCTTTCTTATTTATTCCATTGTTTTTATTCCAAAAATATTTAGTTTTTGAGAATTGATATTGATTAGTACCATAGTTATCTGAATCACTATACAATATTGGCAGAATAATAGGTTTTATTTGATTTCTAAAATTAGCTCTGTTATTTTTAATAGAATCATGTTCAATATTAGATTGGTCATTATAATCTGGTGAATAAAAATATTTTCTAGTTTCTTCATATGTAACAACCTTTCTCTTAATAACATCAGAACATGCTAACCTATGACATGATTTGCAAGACATCCAATCAGCTGGTAAATACCCAGCACTAATTGCTTCATCTGGTGTTAAAAAATTAATATCACATTTACCATTATGATAAATCGATATTGGCCAGTGTTGTAAACACGGTGGTGTAGGTAAATTATTTTTAACCATTAATCTTGTTTTCATATAAACATCATATGATATTACTTTATTTTGGTCTTTAAAAAATCTGGCAGTATATTTTTTCTTACCACCAATCATATAATAACCATATTTACAATAAGAATTTGCATTTTTATTACATGGAATATCTTTAACTTTGAGAGAATTGTCTATGGAATATATACAAATATTAGGATTTACAATTTCACATATATGTTTTAATGATAATTTTTCAATATAACTTCCTTGACTATGTTCAATCGGACAAAATTTTTTTACCCAGTTAGTTTTAAATTTACCCAAGCATTTAATAGCAAATAAAGTAGTAGGGTGTCTAACTGTAGCATTAAGATAACCATCTGTATTCATTGTTGATCTTTTAATAATATTATTATCATTTGCATAATTTACACTGCTATTTATTATTTGATAATAATTCTTACAATTTTTCGTACCATTTCCAATAGCTTCACTTCCTTTAAATGGTGTGTGAATTAAATGTCTTCCTCTAGAATCATGTCCAACCCATCCATAATTTCTTAAACCACCATTAATTGAAAACCCATTACTATTTTCATTTCCATTTCCATTTCCATTTCCATTATTATTAATACTATTAATACCACTATTTGATGATATTTTTGATTTAAATCTTTGAGATTTCTTTTTTAGTGTAGCTAAAGACATCTATGATATATATAAACTAATAAGTATTTAATTTAAATTAAATACAATGTAATTTTTTCAAATGTGTTTGTATATTGTCTTCAAACAAAGAAGGTTTTATTTTACTGCGAATATATTCATTATTTGAAAATGACTCTATGTTTTTAACTAATCTTGGCTTAGAATTATATGATATTCTTGTATCACTATTGCATACAGAAACACCATGTGCAGATGTTGATGAAGCACAAGAGTTTCCAACACCTGCACTATTTCCAGCATCTTTAACTTTAATATTGCACATATTTTTGTTTATTATTCTGTCTATATTAGTAGATTGTGAATTATTATCATAAGTTGTAGAAATATTATTGTAAGGAAAATTTTTAGCAGTATAATATTGACATTCTTTATTAAAATTTGATGAATTGATACTTGATGATTTAATAATACTAGGATTATTGCTGTTATTTTTATTGTAGATTGCATTTACAAGATATTTTCCATGATTCTCTCCATGACCCATAGGTTCTGGTCCCCTGAATGGAGTTCTAGAGAGATGTCTACCTATAGAACTTTGTCCAACCCATCCTTGATTTCTATATCCACCTACTAAAGAGAAATTATCTCCTTTTGATATATGAGAATTTTTAATTCCTGATTTACGTTTTAAAGTTACAATTGACATTATATAAAATATATGTATAATAATTATCAAAGTATAAGAAATATTCTTTTGTATGAATTTTCTTCTAAACAACCTTTTAATATAAAATATAATTTACTTTCTTTAATAAGTAGTAAATTCTTATCAATTCTTTTTTTGGTAAATTTTATTTTATTTTTTTTATTTTCATTATTTTCAAATTTCACAGAATCAAAATTTAATTTTATTTTATTATCTGGTAAGTTGTTGAGAGAATACAATGCAATTTTTGCAAGACTATAATATGAGCATGTATAAAATACTTTAAATGGCAAATAATTTATTTTTTCTAATTCACAACTTATAAATTCATTAAATTTAATTGGATAATTAATTTTAATATTATTATTATCTAGTGGAAAAATAGTATTACAAGTTGGATTAATTATAAACCAATTTTTATTAATAATTAATATATCAGACAATGAAAAGAAAAGAATACCTAAATTATTATTTTTTAAAATAGATATTTGTTGTCCAATACAAATTATAAGTTTATAAATAGAATTATAGTCTAAATAACCATATTTACTAATATAATCTTCTAATGTTAAATTATACGAATCATATATTTCAATAATATCATTATTTATATTACATCTACCATTCCAACCTATTTCGTGCAAACCTTCGATAAAATCATTTGAAAAAAAAATATCATCATTATATGGTAATTTAATAATAGAATCCATTAATATTAATTAACCAAATTAATATTAATAATTAACCAAATTAATATCATTTATTCCACATATCACCATCGTCATTCCATCTATCATATAAACTTCTCTCTTTACACCTTTGCACATTTAAAACGCCGATTTTAAGGCAGGTAATTTTTTAGTTTTCGTGTTCTATTTGATGGTTTCTTTACATATTTTTCTGTTCTATTATATGCTCCCTTAAATATGTTTTCATATTTTTCCTTTGGTATATCTTTTATAACCTTTTCTATATTTTCTTTTAATTTTTCGTGTGTTAATCCGTCTAATTTTTGTAATCTTGACTTTAACATACTGAAATAATTTTCAATTGAATTGGTAAAATGTTGATATGGAACAGCATATAATATATTATTATGTTTATTCACTAATTCTTTTATTCTTTCGTTTCTATGACTACTTGCATTATCTAAAATAATTAATTTATTTTTGAACTTTGTAGTTATATATTTCTCTAAAAACTCAATTAATCTATCAGTATTTATTCCACTCTTTTCATATAACTCCCAACCTAAAACTCCTTTGGTAGAAATAGCAAATATTCCAGTATATTTTTTGAATACTTCTTGACTTTGTGTTTTTATTACACATCTTTTACCAAGTTCATTATAACAATGATTTCGTTTTTGTAATGATTTTATACTTGTTTCATCAATACAAATAATATCTTCCATCTTATACTTTTTCACTTCATCATAAAACTCTTTGATTTTCTTATTTATATCAATGTCCTTACCAAAACGCTTATTTGGTTCGTGTCTAATTCTTGTAGTTTTCAAAGTGATATTATTATCATTTACTATTCGGTTCAAATGAAAACGACTTAATGTTAATGTAGGGTATTTTTATTTTAGTTTTTCAAGTAAATCCTGCATCGTAATAGTTTTATTTTTCTTTATTTCATCTAATATAAACTTTACTTGGTCTTTATGAACTTTATACGCAATAGGTTTTCGGTTGTGTCTTTTTATTTCACCATTTTCATTATATTTATCAACCCATCTTAACAAACTTCGTGCAGAACATTTAAATATTTTACAAACTTCTTCCTGTGTTTTGTCTTCTGTTAAATAATATTCAACCGCAGATAATTTATAATCTTCGCTTTTGTGTGTAGGCATTATATTATATAATAATTATATTATATGATATAATTTTTGAATAAAAAAATGTTTATAATAAATTAAATTATTTATACTAAAATTATGTGCTAATAAATGAATGTTAATAATTATACTTCAATATTTTCTTCTACAATAACAAGAGGTTTTTTGACTTTTTTAACAATCTTTTTAACCTTTGGTTTTGGTTCAATGATTACTTCTTCTTCAACAGATACTATTTCATTTTGAACTTCATCAATAGGTTCAGTATTTACTGAACTTGTATCAGGTTGTTCTTCTGTTTGAACTTGTGCTTTTACAATACCTGTAATAAATTGTTGTGCTTGTTTTTTATTGTTTTCAATATCTTTTTCTAATTGTTTAATGAGCGTATCATTATATTCACAATACTCAACAATCTCTTTTTGGCGTTCAAGTGATGGAATTGGGATTTTTAAATCTTTTAAATCTTTTGAATAAACATGTGGTTGTGCTGCTCCTGTTTGATTTTTATATATTATATATTGTGTTGTTTTTAGTAAATAATACAGATAATTGTTGTCAATTATATTTTCTTTTGGTATTATTGAAAAGCAATCACTCGCCCATACTTTTTTATCATATTTACTAATAAACCCAGCATATGCACCACTTGAAGAACATAAAATAGTATTTTCATTTGTATTATATTCATTGTGAAAACCCATCGGTTTTTGACCTCCACCAATAACAGGATATTCACCTTCAATTAATGTGTCTTTTTTTATTCCTTTTCCATTTTTAAAATTACAAACTTCCCCAAGTGTTTTCACCATATTCTCACCAAACATTTTTTGATTATTCAAACAAAACTCATTCAACTGCTTCAATTCCGCAATTTTCTCATTACTTGTTTTGTTTGCCTTTTCGTATATGAAATCTAAATATTTTACGATTTCTTGTTGGCGTTCAAGTGATGGGATTGGGATTTTTATATCATAATAATTTGATTTACTAATCATAGGTATTGCCGTTCCATTAATGTATTTATTGAATATTTGTTGATTTAGTCTTAAATAATAATAAATATATTTTGAGATACATTCATTTATATTTTTCACTTCACTAATAAACATTGATGTTCCTATGGCAAATTTTTCATTATTTGTCATAAATACACTTTCTCTAATTGTTGAACCTCTACTTCCGTGAATAATAAATGTTCCATCATAATAATATTCGTTATGTGTAGTTTCTTCTCTTGAACAAGTAAAGAACCTATATGTCCCATCAACTCTATTAGATGATGGAATATTTTTACTTGTTGAAATATCTTTACAAACTTCTCCAAGTGTTTTTACAATAACACCTTCTTCATATTGTTCTTCTTCGGTTTCATCTTTCATATATTCAGCATAATTAAGTGAATATGAATTACTCACAATTTTCTGAATAGGAACTTCAACTAATAGATTTTTAACATCTTCATAAGGATTGTAATCATAAAACTTGACTTTGGTTGTTTGATGTGTTTTTGAAAACTTGTAATCTCTACCTGTTTCTTTTTGAGTTTTGGATACTTTAATTTTGGTTTCCAAAACATCAGTTCCTTCCCTCTTTTTCACAAAATAAAACACACAAGTTTTAATGGATGTGTATGTAAATATACCTGATGGTAGATATATAATTTCTTTTAAATCACAACTTTTCATAAGATATTCTCTTATCGCAATAAGAGTTTTATTTGTTTTTGAAAATAAATCTTGTCCGTCAGGTAATACAACCGCACATTTACCATTAATCTTCAACATATAAATTATTGCTTGAATAAACAAGGAAACAGCATTATCTGTTTTGATTGGAACATATTCACTTTTTAATGGACTTTGAAAATCATCATATTTTAATCCCTTAATTCCAAATGGTGGATTTGCAAGAATATTATCAAACTTTCTTGTGATAGGAACACGAATACTATCGCCTCTATCCAGTTTTTCAAACATATGACCTGATGAGATTAGCATATTTGAAACCGCAAGTTGATATGTATCAGGTTCTAATTCTTTACCATATAATCCTTCGGTTTTGATAAAATCCCAATCAGGTTGAATATTTTTAGCAGTTGCTTGTTGTAAAATATATTGTAAATATGTAATCAAGAAACCACCAGTTCCCATAGTAGGGTCTCCACAAGTATCTATTTTTCCGTCAGGATATATTTGTGGATTAATTAACTTTACCATCATTTTCTTAACTAATGGTTGAGTAAAGAATTGTCCCAACACTTTACCTGTCATAATATCTTGAATAACTTCCTCATATGCATTACCCAAAACATCATATTCAGTTTGAGATAAGTCAAGAGAGTTTAGTTTATCAATTAATTTTTTATAGGTTGATTTGTGTTGAATATCAAACCCTTTGCCTTTCAAGAATATATTTTTTGTGGTAGGATGATTTGATAAAATATCATCCCATAAATATTTCATATTTACAGGAATATTATCCTCTTTTTCATTTGACAGATTACTGAAACGAACAATTTCTAATAATTTATTTTTATGTTTTTCAATCATTTCATCTTCAATATGACTAAAATCATATTCATAATCATCAATATTTATTTCACCTCCAAAATGGGGTTCAAGTAATTTTAATATTAGCAAATAAGACATAGTTCTTAACGCTTTCTCACCAGTCAAACCTTCATTATCTCTCAATATATTCAAACAACTTTTGAATACACTAATAAGTTTGGTTTTATTATTAATTTTAACTTCTTTTGTTTGACTAATTTGTTGCATTTCAGTTAATGTTATACAAGGTGCTTTCTTATTTTGGTGTCTGGTGAAATCAATTTTTTGATTAAATACTTTTTTGCAAAATTCACAAGTATACGTTGGCATTTTATATATATTAAGTATATATTACTTTTTATTTTTAAATCAATTTTTTATAATATATTATTTAAAAAAGTATTTTTAACTTAATTATTCCTAAACATTACAATTTCCGAATATTTACAAAATAGCACCCATCTTTTTTTTCTTATTTGTTATAGTAATTATATCTCGCAAATCCTTTACATTATAGTATTCGACCCATAAACCATTTGGTGGAAATGAACTATCTATTTTGCATAATTCATTACTTACAATTGATAAATCCAAATAATATTTTTTTATTTCAGGATGTTCCGATAAATACTCACCTACTTTATTTTTACAGGTTTCCAAATCATAATATACTCGTTCAATACTTAAATATTCAATCCAATTAGTAAATAGTCCTTTGAATACTATTTCAGGTTCTTTGGATAATCTATTATCTCTTTCACATAATTCATAATAACTTTCTTTACTTTTTATATTTTTATCAGCAATTATTTTTCTTGCCTTTTCATATGTTGTAGCAAGTGCAGTTCTTTTTATTGTTTTTAATCTTAATTTTTTTGTTAATTCATCGTCATATTCACCAAACTCATCAATCATTTCTCTTTCTTCTTTTTCTCTTGGTTTTGGTTTCTGTTTTTCAATCTCATTTCTAAACACCTTGATTTTTTGAGTAATAGTTTCATCTTCTAAACCCATTTGGTAAATAACTTCTCTTACCTTTTTCAAATCAGGATTTTCATTATTTTCTAACCAGTCATCTCTATTCAAAATTGGTAAGATGATTTTGGTTTTTTTATTTATATCATTTTTATTTTTTCTACTTGCTCTTAATGCCGATTGAACGATACGGATATTTGATGTCATATTTTCAGCAAATACAACACCATCCAATAATGGAAAATCCCATCCTTCACCCAAACAATAGACACAAGTAATTATTCCAAACTTCGCCTTTTCAAAATCATTAATTATTTCTTTTTGTTTTTTTGATTTCATTTTACTATGGTAATTTGAATAATATAAATCAGGTTCAGGTATATCAAAGTAATTATCGTCTAATAGCATTTTTATATATTGAATTAATTTCCGTGAATTATCCTTGTTATTTGAATATATCAATAAATGATGTGAATGTCCGTGAAATATGCTTTTCAAAGATGCAAACGCACTCAAAAACAACCTCTTATCATTTTCTTCTATAATATGAAATCTTGATAATTGTTGTTCTTCAATTGTAATAATGGTTTGAATTTCATAATCACAAATAATATTTTCATTAATTGCCCATAATAGACATTTTCTATCAATAATTTCTCCAAAGTATTCAACATTATTATTTGAAACTACAATACCATCATCGCACATACTTTCCAATTGTTTAAGTGTAGCAGTTAATGAAATTTGTTTTACAGATGGTATATTCAACATTTGTATATATTTTTTTGTGGTATCTGATGATTTCATATTATTAGAAGTCAAATGATGAACTTCATCGTTTATTTTCATACCAAATACGAATTTGGTGGATTGTGTAGCAGTATAAACTTTATGCGCAGATGCATATGTTGTTATTACTATGCTTTTTTTGGGATTTTTTTCTAAAAATTGTATGATATTTTCAGTATCTATACCACCTGAAACAATTAAATACGGAACACTTTGAAACAAAACACAAATTACTTCTTCCCATTGTTTCAATAATAAATGATTAGGAACACCAATAAGAATAGTATTTGAGTTTAGTTCTTGTGTAATCCATAATGAAATTAGAGTTTTTCCTACTCCACACATTAATACAAGCATACCTTTATCGTATTGTTGAAAATGTATAACTGACTTTCCAATAATAATAGTTTGGTCGTTTCTTGGTATGTAGGAAACAATTTGTTTATTTGTTCTATTGGATTTTAGTATGTGAATTAATGATTGAATATTTATTTTTTTGATTGTTTTTCTTACTCTGTTGCATCTTACCAAATCATTAATTTCTTGCTTGGATAATTTTTTATATTTAATTCCAATCGTAATTAGATAAGGTTCAATAAGAGTAATAATTTTTTTATTGTAAAATTCAGTTCCAGCATCATATTTAACATTTAATTCACGAAATTTATTTTGTAATAAGAGTTCAACAATCCCCATTTTTTCAATAGGAACTTCAAACACTTCTTCAAAATATCCTCTCCTAATCTCGCCAGTAGCATATTGTGTATCCCTTTCAGGAATATTGTTTGCTTTACCCATTTTACACGCATCATCAACATCATACGATGGATGATTTCTAACATAAATATATCCGTTAGTTTGGTTCATTTTGATAAAGTTCATATAAGTTATGTAATATAATTATAAATCAATTTTTTATTATATTCAGGAAATAAAATAAAAAACTTTTAAGAAAATCGGCGTTTTAAATGTGCAAAGGTGTAAATCCAGATAACTCTCTGTTCATTGCTTGTTGCTGTTCAAATGTAAAAGATTCATAACAATTTTTACGTCTAGGTATATTACATGCATCAAATACTAAATCTTCATGTACAAAATCACCTAACCATCTTCTATCAACTATACATGATTGTCCCATTGTACAATATCCAAATGGATTTTTGCATCTAATTTCATCGGGCATTTCATGTAAATCATATTGTATATTATCAGTATTATCATTATTATCATTATCATTATTATCATTATTATCAGTAGTATCATTATTATTTAGTTTTCGCTTTTGATTACGTGTTTGTATCGGCATTATTTTGTATAATTAAGATGTTTGTTTTAAATTAAATTTTATTTATAATAATATAAATAAAATTGAACTTAAATTTTATTCCTTATTAAGGGTAAATAAGAACTCTTGTATTATGTATTCCAATATGAAAAACAATAACAACAACAATAACAGTAACAATAAAAAATATAACAATAACAATAACAATAATATTAAAAAATATAATAATAAAAATAATTATGATAATCAAAAAGATAGTAAAAAAACTATAAATTATTCAGAAAATAATTTTCCATCATTAAATTCAACCACACAAACAAATTCAACCACACAAACAAATTCAACCACACAAACAAATTCAACCATACAAGTAAAGACAAACACAAGTAAAATCAATTATGAAAAATTAAAAATTGAACCATGTAGAGATATAATACATCAATTTAATTTAGATAAAAAGCAAAATAATAAATTTGTATATGTAAGTTATGGTAAAAATAAATCAATAAAAATTAAAGATGTAGAAAAATATATACAAATTGTTGAAGAATTTAATATGGTAAATGAAGAAAATGATATTTATTCTGGTATTGTAAATTTAATTTCTAGATGGCAAAAGCATAGAGATGAACTAAATGAATTATTAAAAGAAGAATCACCATATTATGATGAAGATAATTTATGGGATATAGAATATGGTGATGAAAATGAAGATGACGAAGAGTTATTATCAGATGATGATGATGATAATGATGATAATAACTATGATGTATATGATGATTATTAAAAATAAATAAGTTAATGTAGAATATAGAAAATATTATATTTTTTTAATATGAATAATGAAAAAAATATAAATACTAAAATATATTCTTTAAATAAAAATTCATGTCCAGATAATGATAATGACTCACTATTATCAAGTGATAATAGTATAATATCTGATGATGAAAGTATATTATCGAGTGATGGTGATGATTTTTCTAGTGATGAAGAATGGTTAGAAGAATTTAACAAAAATAAAGAAAAATATAATAGTTTTAATAAAACTATACCGTCTGCTGTAAAAACATATTATATTTACATATCAAATAATAAAATAGTATCATTAAAGGAAGAAACATTATTATTATCAAATGGTGTTTTAGATAAATATTTAATAAATTCAATCATAAAAGATAGAGAGATTAATGAAACAAATGAAACAAATAAAACAAATGAAACAAATGAAACAAATAAAACAAATGAAACAAATGAAACAAATGAATATATTTTTAAAGTATTATTAAGATTTAATATTGATATAGATAAGGAATATATAGGTGATTTATTTACAGAAAAACATACAAAATATAATTTTTTTAGTGTAGTAAAAGATAAAGATAGCCCTCTAACAAATATTAGTTTCAATAAAACAATAACAATGTTTCAAGATATAAATACATTGTTTTTTATTTTCGAAGAAAAAATAAATGATAAAATGAAAAAAAATAATTTTAATAAATTAATTGATAATAAAACAAGAAGAAAAAAAAATAAAAAACAAACAAATCATAAGAAACCTCAAATGACAAGAGTTAAAAGAACTTAAAGAAGATTATATATTTAATATAACAATGGCGAGCTTGGTATCTGCACTAGATTCAATGACACCTAAACAGGTTGGAGAGAATAATCATCAAGAATATGGATGGTCTGGTGATATAGAAGAAAAGATACTGCAATTATCATTTCAATTAACAAGAACAAAGAATGATGAACAAAAAAATAAAATTTCAAAAAATTATTATGATTTGATTAAACAAATTTTCGATACAAATTCAAGTCTATATTTGAATCTAAATCTAATGTGCACACTTTTGAAGTTGATGTTTCAAACAAGAGATTTGATTAAAGGAAAGGGAGAATATGGGCTATTTTATATTTTGCTAGGGCAATGGGTAAAGATTAGTAAAAATATAAATACATTTAATAAAACAAATTGTGAGGGTAGTCAAAAGATTGTTGATAGTATTTGTAAAATTGTATTGAAATCATGTATTAGTATACCAACCAATAATGAATCAGAAGAACAAGGGTATGGTAGTTGGAAGGATATGAAATATTTTATGAATTATATGAAAAATGAATTGAAATATACATATTCTGAATTGGAAGAATCTGTAGTATTTAAATATATGATTGAAATCATGGTAAAACAGTTGAAACAAGATAATTTGCAAGTAAATAATGAGAAATGTGAAAATATTTCATTGATTTCAAAATGGATACCAAGGGAAAAGTCAAAGAAATTTGGATGGATTGCAAAACATATTGCAAAACAATTTTATTATGATTGGATTGTAGATTATAATGTAGATAAAGATAGACATATCAAAAGTGTAAGAAAAGCAATGACATATTATCGTCGTATGATTTCAACACTAAATAAAAAAATTGACACTGTTCAAATCAAACAATGTGGTAAAACCTGGTCCGAAATTGATTTTGATAAAGGTGTAACAAGCATAACATTGTCAAAACAAAAGAATGCATTTAATTATATGGATAAACGAGGTAATTTGAAAGGTTCAGATAATGATAGAATTAAATGCCGAGATAATTACAAAAAATACATAAGTGATTGTTCATCTGGAAAGAAAGAAATTAAAAGTGCGCGATGCAATGTAGTTGATTTGGTAAAAGATGCAATGAGTGAGTCTTCAAAAATGAATCATTTGCAAGATAAAACTATTATAGATACAATTAATTTGCAATGGGAAAAACTAGGAGAACAAGTAGGCAACTTGGGAAATATGATTGCAATGGTTGATACATCAGGTTCGATGACATGTGATAATGGTCAACCGTTGTATGCTGCGATTGGACTTGGTTGTAGAATCGCTGAAAAATCAAAACTAGGAAAAAGAGTAATGACATTTAGTAGTATGCCGGCATGGGTAAATTTGGAAGGAACAAAAACATTTACTGAAATGGTAAATATTGTAAAAAGAAGCAATTGGGGGATGACAACAAATTTTTATGCGGCAATGGCAATTATTCTTGATGCGTGTATTAAAAATAACTTGCAACCTGAAGAAGTAAGTGATTTGGTTCTTGTAATTTTCTCTGATATGCAAATGAATCAAGCAGATACAACAAATACAACATCATTGAATAAAACAATAAATAAAATGTTTCATGATGGAGGTATGAAATCTAAACAAGGAAAACCTTATAATGCGCCACATGTTTTGTTTTGGAATTTGAGGTCAACAAGTGGATTCCCAGCACTTTCAATCGAACATAATATTAGCATGTTGTCTGGATTCAGTCCAGTTCTTTTGAATACATTTTGTGAGAAAGGAATGGAAGCATTGATTAAATGTACACCAATGTCAATTTTGATGGAACAACTTAATAATGATAGATATGTTTGGATTGATTCTGTAATTGAAACAATTGTAAAAAATACATTTTTTCTAGATTCACAAGAATCACCGAAATCACAAATTTCTACAGATTCAAATAAAGATAGCGAAATACAAGAAACACAAGATGAAACTGATATTGAAGAGATATCAGAACTAGATGCAACAGAAGAAAATCTAAAATCGGGTTGGTTTGATTGGTGGTATAATAAATAATAAATATTATGTAAAATAGTTTAAAATTTATATTTATAATTATAAATATGTCAGAGCGTGTAAAACAACTTGAAGAAATTCAAACAGAAGCACGTGAACTTTTTAAGAAAAAGAATGCAGATTACGGAGATGCATTTGCAGATTATGGAACAGTAGGTGTTTTAGTAAGGCTAGGAGATAAAATTAGACGTTTGCAATCAATTAGTAAATCAGGTATTACAATGGTAGAAGATGAGAAAATGCGAGATACATTAATTGATTTGCATAATTATTCAGCAATGGCAATAATGTTAATGGATGAAAAACAAGAAAATTAATCAAACAAATTAATAAAACAAATTAATAAAACAAATTAATAAAACAAATTAAACAAATTAATCAAATAAATTAATCAAATAAATTAATAATTTAGTTTTTAATAATTTCAAAACTAAATTATTAAAAACTGAAACAATATATATATATATAATGGAATCATTTAATTTAAATACAGATGATTATTCAGATAATGATATAAAACAATTATTAGGATTAAGTGATAATTATACATTAGATGAAATAGAATTTTCAAAGCAAAAATTAATTTCACAAATTAATGAAAATGAAGATTTAGATGGAGAAAAAAGTGCAAATTTATTACTTTTTTTAGATACAATTTCAGAAATGATTTCAAATAAATTAACAAATACAAATACAAATACGAATACTTTTTCAAAAAATTCAATATTAAAACATGGGAGAAATATTTTGATAAATAGTAATAGAGATACAGATTTTTTAAATCAAATAAAATATAACAAAATACAAAAATCAATTAGTATTGATTCTAGATTTAGAAAAGATATAAATGATGAAATGAGCAGTTCTACTAATTATAATTATATACTAGCAGAAAGACAAAACAAAGTAACTAGTATGATAATCACAGATGTTAATATACCAACATATTTTAATAATATATCAAAAAAGAAAAATAACAATGCTTTTCTAATAATTACAAATAAAAAATATGAATCCGATGATACATCAAATGATTCAGATATAGCATTTTTACTTACAGTTCCAGATGGTAATTATAATGACAAATATAATGACAAATATAATGACAATACATTTTCAATTAAATCTAATAATATTGAAACCGCACTTAATAATAGTTTAGAAAATGCAATATTAGGTTATTATGATGATAATACAGAAACTTTTACAAAGATAGTAGATAAAGCAAATGATTTAAGTAACAATTATTTTTTAAATTTTAATTTTGAATTAAATTCATTTAATAAATTGCAAATAAATACATCATTATATAATTTTAATGAACATACATTTACATCTTGCGATTTATCGGGTGCAAATGGTCCGGATAATCTCTCAGATTGTCAACAACATTACGGAAATATTCCTTGGATTACAGATGAAAAAAAATATTATGATGTAAAAGATGGATTTCAATATTGGATTGTTCCAGAAACAAGTATATATGAGTTTGAAGTGATTGGTGCACAAGGTGATTCATTTACAAAAGATAATAATAATGTATCTTCTATTGGTGGTTTTGGTGTAAAAATAATAGCACGATATAGATTAATCAAAGGACATAAAATAAGAATAATAGTAGGACAAACAGGAACATGTATTTCAAGCACCACCAGTACTGAAACTCGCACATTTTTTGGAGGAGGAGGAGCATCATATATTTATAATGAAACTACAGATACATTATTATATGTAAGCGGTGGAGGTGGCGGAAAAGGTATAATTGAAAAAAAAAAGAAAGCAACTAATAAAATAGATACTTCATTGAAATATTGTTTTGGTATAAATGGTTCAATACATAAACACGGATACACATACTTATATAATGATGAATTTGAAAGCTTAGCTAATTATAAAAAATATTATAATGATATTACTTCAATTGAATTTATTAATGAACCAAAATATGATGGTATTGGTAAAAATGTATTTGCTAATACAGAATTATTGACCTATAATAAAGAAAGAGCGAGAGAATCATATAATGGAAAAATAAATATAGATATACCTGACTTAGCTTCTACAGAAGCTAGATGTGGAGCGGGATGGAATACAGAATTTAATACAGAAGAAATAAATGATGCAAATACAAATTTTATGTTTAGAAACGCAGGTAGTTTAAAAAATAATGCGAAAGGAGGAGTATATTATATTTATGAATCAGCTGGTAGCACAACTGTTAAAATAAGATATGAAGGTGGATTTGGTGGTGGTGGAAGTGGATATTCAGAAGAAATAGAAATAGATGACCCTTCATTAGATGATAAGTTAACTTTTTTTCCTAGTAGTGGTGGCGGTGGATATACTGGTGGTAATCCAGGAATTTTTGGTGGTGGTGGTGGTTCATTTTATGTATTAGCCAATGAATCGGAGCTAGACAAACATTTTAGTATTTCTGTTTCTAACCACGAAGGCAGTGGTAAAGTAAAAATAAAAAAAATAAATATGTTTGATATTAATAATAAAATAGGTAAAGAAATTACAATAGAAACTGTAAAATCTTTTAAATTTAATGCAACATCAGATGGATTAATTAATAATAGTATAAAACTTCAAAAAACACTTGGTTGGCTTCTAGGATTTAGAAAATTAGATTATAATATTGAAAAACTTATTCCAAATGTAGATTATATAGAGTCTGAATCATGTTGTATGTTGAAAAATCCAATGTATTCTTATATATCTATAAATGATTATAATACAAATTATATGGGTAATTTGTCATTAACATTTGCAGATGATGCAATTATAGATAAAAGCATAATAAGTAAAGTAAATATATGTTCAAATTCTTCAAACAATTGTATGTATTCAGATAAAGCATCGTCTAATGTATTAGAAAATCAACTAGATAGAAAAAGAGTTTATTTTGGACCAGTAGATATTCAAAGGCTATCTATTGCTTTATTTGATGAATATGGAGATGTAGTAGATTTAAATAACCTAGATTGGTCCTTTACTTTAATTCTAGAACAACTGTATTAATAAAATAAATTAAAAGAAATTGAAACGTTTAAAATGCTTAAAAACATGCAAGCAAATATGTTAAATATACATTTAATGGATTATTTAGAGAAAAAGAACCCACATAAATTAGATAAAGATATAACATTGAATGAAAGAACACATGTTTATAATGTAAATGGAAATACTAAATTTACATCTGTAACAAAATGGGTACATAGTCATTTTGAGGATTTTAATGCGGATAAAGTAATAGATAATATGATGAATAGCTCAAAATGGGAACAAAATAAGTATTATGGGAAAACAAGAGAACAAATTAAAAGAGAATGGAAAAATAATGGTATTGAATCAGCAAAACAAGGCACAAAATTGCATTATGATATTGAATGTTATTACAATAAAGTTAAAGAAAATAAACATAAAAAAAATAATTCGATTGAATATAATTACTTTTTAGATTTTGCTGAGAATAACAAACATTTAATTCCATGGAGAACAGAAATGAAAGTATATCATGATGAATTAAAATTAGCAGGTTCAATAGATATGATTTTTGAAAAAGATGATGGTTCTGGTTCATTAATGATTTATGATTGGAAGAGATGCAAAGATATTTCAAAAACCTCATTTGGTGATAAATGTTCTAAGACTGAATGTATTGAACATATTCCAGATAGTAATTTTTGGCATTATACATTACAATTGAATACATATAAAAAAATTCTAGAAGAAAAATATGATAAAAATGTTAGTGATTTAGCACTAATATGTTTACATCCAAATAAGAAAAGTTATGAAGTAGTAAAAGTGCCTATTCTTGAAAATGAAATAACAAATTTATTTAATTTAAGAAAAGACAATATTTAATTTAAGAAAAGACAATATTTAATTTAAGAAAAGACAATATTATGTATTATATACTTAAAACTATAATATAGTAATTATTATATACTATATTATATGTTTGGTATTTTTTATTTGGTAAACAGTTATAATTATTTGAAAAATAATTATTTTCAATCTATTACAAAAATGATATGTAATACTAGTTTTAGTATTATTGGTGGTGGGTTATTAGGTTTGCTAATTGTATCGCATACATACCCTTATTTAGTAAGAAAATATAACAAGAAAGATAAAAATATAAAAAATATAGAAATAAGAAATTATGAATTACTGTATTATGATGAGTTTGAAGATTTAGATAAGATTTCTTATGAAAAAAATGAATTAAAAAATTTAAAATTTAAAGAAACTATCGAAAAAACACCGAATGGTAAGGTTGTAATGATATATAATTTAGATACAGAATCATTTTGGTATTATACTAATTCAAAAAATATAACATTTAAAATGTTGGATACAGTAGCAAGAAAATTTGCAATAGATAATAATTGTAAATCATTATGTGTAAATTATAGAGAAGAATATAGAAATAGTGAGAAACTATTTCTTGAAAATAAAGAAAAAGATGATAAAACTAAAGCGAAATCTGCGAATAAATCAAAAGACAAATTCAGAGATAAACCAAAATATAAATCAATAGATAAAAGTAAAGAAAATGAATCTACATTAAATAAAAAAAAATCAAAAGAATATTTGTATATTAAATTAAAGGATTATAATAATAAAGATACTAAAAAACAACAAGAATGTATTTTAACACAAAAAGCTAATAGATTTACTTATAAAGGGAAAATAGATGATTTTTATTATACACCTCCAGAAAAAACTTATAAAAAGATATCTTATAAAAATTTCAAATTTTTATAATTATAAATGTGTATATTTATAATTATAAAAAATTATAAATATATAAGAGACATGAAAAATAATACTAGTTTATTATTAATATTAGTATTACTCGGTATATCAGACGGATTAGTGCGATTTGCAAAGAAAAATGGAATCGATATAAATTTTAACGATTTAAAAGGCGGAACAAACATAATAAATACAAATACTAATGATACAAATACTAATGATACAAATACTAATGATACAAATGATATATATGCTACATATGATAGAGAAAGGGAACAAGTAATGAGAAATATTTTACAATCAGCAATCTATAAAGAATTGGATTCAAAAAATTTACAAAGTGGAGGAAATAATGGTATTGGTGTTAATTTTGATGTAAATGACGATATTAATATTAAAGAGAGAAGAAATAAAATTCCTAATATCATAGAACAATTAAAAAGAAATGAAAATATCCCGAGCTTGCAAAAAAATGATGGTAGCCAACCAAATATGATGTCTAATATGATACCAAATACATTGAACCCTACATCATCATTCATGAATGGATTAGGACAATTAACAAATTTATTTGCTCAAGGGAAAAAAACATTACCTCCTCCTCCTACAAATTCTGTAGATATTTCAAAAGAAAATGATTCATCCAATAAAAATTCACTAGATTATTCTAATCTAGCATTAACTAAGGATTATATTGATAATAGACAAGAACTTAAGGGGGCATTCTCTGGTGTGCAAGCTAAATTTTGGCAAGCTGTAAGTAGAATTATTTATTTTTTAATTGATACATTTACATTAGGATTAACATCAGGTGTTTCTCTAGATAATAAAGAATCAGTTATTAATCTTTTACAGTCTACACATAAAAAAATGGATGCATTATTAGAAAATGATGAATTTAAAAAAGCTATGAAACATGTTGTTGAATCTGGTGTTGTAATGAGCATGGAAACAGTTCAAATATTTGAACCAAGTATTAAAGAATTAATAGTTACATTTTGGAGTGTTCTCTCGGATTCTAGTGAAACTATGATAGAAAATGGGTTACAATTTATAGGTAATATTTTATTAACAATAATAACAGCTATTCCAGCAGTAGGACCAATAGTTGTATTAATTGTTAATTTATTAAGAGGAGCAAATGGTGCGCTAGAGACAATTGCACCGTTCTCTGAATTAGCATCATATATTATCGCTACAATTGGCACAGCATTAACTCGTATTGTACCAGCATGGGGAATGTTTTTTATGGATACATTTAAATTACTTGGTAATTTATCAGGTGATAATGGTGTAGGAGTAAATTTAGCTGAATTAAATTATGATGATAGTTCTATAGATATTTATAAAGACCCAAAAATAACAGAATTAAATAGTTTGAGAGATAGGAGTCAAGATGATAGTGAGTATTCAAATAAACTAAAGCAATTTATTGATACAATAAAGATTGAAGCAGAAGGAAAAATACTTGCATTTGAAAAAGAAGAAAATAGATTAAAGATGATGGGTGCAGATGAAAATACATCAGGTATGGGAATGAATATTTCAGCTTTGAAAAAAAACATATCAGGAATGAGCATTTCGGGAATAAATTTACCAAGTGTAAAATTACCATCTGGAATAAAAGTACCGAATTTCATAAATTCTATAATGGGAAATTCAAGTGCAAAACAAAAATTAATTGATGAATTTAAAAGTGAATATAACTCTAAAAACTCAGAAAAAGAAAAACAAGACCTAATTGTTGCTTGCAAAAATGAGATTTTTGAAATAGAAGATAAAGAAGATTTAGATAATAAAGAAGTTGAATTTAAATTAGATACTATTTATTTTAAACTTAAAACATATAAGGCCGCCAGAGCCGATGAACTTTATAAAAAATTAGAAAAAATTTTTAGAGGAAGCGAACAGCTATATTTTTCAGATTCTGCAACTAGAGTAAAAAAATTATGTGATATGTTCCATTGTGGAGAGAATAGAAAAGGTGCTCGTGAAATATTTAGAGCAAGAACAACAGGTGGTATGGAAGTAGAAATATTATTATATAGATTATCATTTTATTTATTTCCAGAACAAATAAAAGATTTAATCTCGCAAAATGATAAAAATTCTAATGGTAAATCCAAAAATATTAATGCTGCTGGATTTGCAAAACATTTTGCAAAAATAACCAAAAATTATGATGCTGTGAAAAACAGTAATAGATTAAATAAACACTTTGGAGATATTCCATATAGTGATAAAGATGAACAACAAGAATTTTTTACAAAAACTTCTATGGGTGGTAATTTAGATTCATTGCCCGTCTTTCTAACAAATACAAATAAAATGCAAGAATTTAATCCATATTCTGGCGGACATATGTTTTTTGATAAATATGAAGAATATGCAAAAAAATCAGATAAAGATGGTTATTGGGATTTATTAGGTTATCCTAACGAAGTTAAAACTGATTCAACAACAAATACTACAGCTGATTCAACAACAAATACTACAGCTGATTCAACAACAAATACTACAGCTGATTCAACAACAAATACAAGTTCTGACTCTTCTACCAGCATTTCTTTGCCGACACTAACACCTAACAATAATAGTTCTAACACATCAATAACAAGTTCTTTTAATACTGGAAAAAGTAATTTAACAGAATTAAGACATGAATCTATTAAATTTGTTGCAGCAATTCTATATAGTTTAAAAAAAATTAAAAAAATAAACAAAAAACAAAAATCATTAGAAGCACCACCACCACCACCATCACAATCACCACAACCACTTCTTCAAGAAGGAGGAAGTGAAACACCACCACCAGCACCACCACCAGCACCACCACCAGCACCACCACCAGCACCACCACCAGCACCACCACCAGCACCACCACCA